TGATGACGCGCTGATCCGCAACAAGGTCATCCCCGCGGTCAATGCTGGCATTCAGGCCCGCGATGGCCTCGAAGGCTTCCTCAAATCCCACCCCGGCGCGCTCGGTTCCAAGGGCTTGTTCGATGCCTTGAACCAGTCGACCGCAACCCTCACCGCCATGTCGGCGCAGTTCGCCGTCGCGAAGTAAGGACAATCCCAATGGACCCGACCATCATTGCCGCGGCGCTGCAGGCCGCTTTGCAGGCGATCCTCGCCATGCTGCAGAGCACCAAGCTCGATTCCGCCGCCATCGACCGCGTGCTGGCGTTCCTGATCGGCATCGTGCCGTATCTGGGCCAGCTCGGGAGCGCCCTTGTCGCCCCGGTCGAGAATGTCATCGCCGCGCTCAAGGCCCAACCAGCGGCTACTGCCGATCAGCTTGCGGCGCTCGACCGGCTCAACGCCACCGTCGATGCAGCCTGGAACGACGCCGTGGCCAAGTACCTCGCGAACCATCCGGGGGCTTGAATGGACCTCTCCAAGCTTCAACTCCCGTCACAGAAGGAATTCGGGGCAGGCGCGGGCGGCATTCTCGCCTTCCTCATCATCCTTGCGCTGCATGTGACCAACCACGACATGGGTGATGCGTTCGATGCTGCCCTTGTTACCCTGCTCCCCGCCATCGTGGCCAAGATCGTCCCTCCCTCCAAGCAGGACGTGCTCAACCACATCAATGACGAGATCGCACAGGCCGGCGTGATCGTCGGGAAGCTGACCGCTGCGTCAGACCAGAATGCGCCGCCCACGCCCGCCGCTGTGGATTTGGCGGCACGGGCGCGGGCTGGTGTCTGATGGCAATCCTCGCGAAGTGGATACTCGGCGTGGGCCTGATCCTCGGCGGTCTCGGCTTCGCTGCGCTCGTGACAATGGGCAATGAAATGTCCGATGGCGAGCATGATTCCAACGCCACGCTCGCGCTGGAGTATGGCGGGGCCGTGGTCGCCATCGCTGCCGGCGTTGCCTTTCTCGTGCTGTAGGGGGGGGAGATCGATCCCTACTGGCGGCGCTCTGCTATGAGATTGGCCGCCGTGATGGCGTCGAGACTGTGCCGCCTCATCGTCGCGCTCAGGCGCCTGTAGTCAACCCGAAGACGAGCCGCGAAGTCTTTGAGGATCATCGTCTGCCCCCTGTAGTTCACGAGCACATTCGTGGTCTTCGATCGCGCCTGCTGTCTCATGGTCGCCCACCGGCAATTGCGGGGCTCGTAATGGCCGTTCACGTCGACGCGATCGAGAGTGGAGCCGGGAGGGCATTCGCCCATGTCCCTGAGAAATGCGTCGAAGCTGGAAACCCACTCTTCGCACATCGTGATCCCGCGGCCTCCATACTGCGGGTACTTCTCCTCGTTGGGATTAAAGCATCGGGCCTTCGCCCCTCGATAAGCCTTGAGGGTGCGGGTCTCTTTCCGGCCAACAGAGTGCCCGTGCGTCAAGGATCGCGATCGCGTCACCTCCGCTCTGAGGCATCCACAACTTTGAGTGAAGCCACACATCACGGCGTCTAGCTTCCTAGTGACTGTATTCCCGCAGTCACAGATGAACACCCACTGCGTGCGCTGACCGTTGTTTGGCACACGCTCTACAGCAACCAATCTTCCGAACCTTTGCCCGGTAATGTCTCGGGGAGCAACCATGCGTGAAAACTTCGACTCCTGTCTTGCAAACGTGTTCGCCAGAGAAGGCGGATATTCGAACAATATAAACGATCCAGGAAAAGAAACCAACATGGGCATCACCCAAGCTGTGCTCTCCGCATGGCGGCGCTTCCACCCTGAGGCGCCAGAAAGCGTCAAGGCCCTCCAGCGCTCGACTGCAGCCGAAATCTACCGCCAGAACTACTGGCAGGCCGTTCGCGGCGACAGCCTGCCCAAGGGCATCGATGACGTGACCTTTGACGAGGCGGTCAACTCCGGCCCTGTCCGAGCTGCCAAAGACCTCCAGCACGTGCTTGGGGTCGCCGAAGACGGCCATATCGGCTTCGTCACGCTCTCGGCTGCGGCCTCTGCCGATCCCCGCCGCGTCATCAATGAAATCTGCGATTACCGCCTGTCATGGCTGCGCCGCCTCAAGGGCTGGAAGACCTTTGGCAGGGGCTGGACCAATCGCGTCGAGATCACCCGCAAGCAAGCGCTTGCAATGCTCTGAAATAGGAAACCCCAGTCGCTGGCAAAAGCCTCGCGCTGGGGCTGTCGTGCCGAGAACGACCCGACGTCATGGGTGTCGGATAGCGCAGATTTGAGCCCGATACAATAGCGAGCCGAAGAGCGGATGGCGTCCCCGCTCCCCGCCCCTGATCACCAAAACCGGATAGGAGCCCGGCCTGATGACTAGAACGATCTTCATACGCCAAAAGTTTCGGGGCGATGAATGACCATCGACACTTCCCTCAACCTCCCGACGCTAATTGAGATCATTGTTCCGGTCATTGGCGTCATCGTCTGGCTCATCCGACTTGAAGGCGCCACCAAAGCCAACCGGGATGCTCTCGCCGAGGCCAAGACGGGCGCCGCCGAGGCCCATGACGATCTCAACAAGCGCATTGATGCTGTCCATGCTCACTCGACGCTGACAGCGGCGCAGCTCGCCGACCACAAGACGCACGTCGCCGAGACCTACGTCACCAAGCAGGGCATGGCCGAGCAGACCGACCGGGTGATGAAGGCGATAGCCGACATTGCCACCCGTATCGAGGGCGTGGGGGCCCGGCTGGATCGGCTCTACGATTCGCCGCCCACTCGGCGCGCGCGATCGGGAGGGCAATGACATGGGGAACCCGAACGGGCTGCATTATACGCCGGAGCAGCGGCTCCAGTACAAGCGCGAGATCGTCCAGGCTCGGGCGCTGAACCGCACACCTACCCAATGGGCCGAGGAACGGGGTGTCAATCCGACCACGGCCAGGAAGCTTGCACGCGAGATCGACCGCGAGGTGGTCGAGCTTTACGGCAAGGGCGGACCGTCCGTCGAGGACAGCGTCCGCGAGCGCCGGCTAGAGCAGGACAACAAGCGCTTGAAGAAGCGCGAGAGCGAACTGCTGGACAAGATCATTGACCTGCAGAACCTGCGCCAGACCGTCATGGGGCTCAGCCAAGCGCTTTCCGCTCCTACCGTGATCCGCCCTGTGCCAGGCTCAAAGCGTGGCGGCCGCCGCTCCGTCATCCTTCATATCTCCGATGTCCACTGCGGGGAACACGTCGACCTCTACGAGATGGACGGGCTCAACTCCTACGACGGGGCAATCTGCAAGGCCCGGATGGAGCGCTTGTTCCAGAAGGCCGCGTCACTCCTGACCGAACACTGGTCGGGCGATCCGGCCGAGGAAATCATCATCTGCCTCGGCGGGGACATGATCGACAACAACCTGCGGGAAGAATCTCGCCGCGGGGGCGCAATGCCGGTAGTCGAGAGCGCCAAGCTCATTTCGGAACTGACGGCCGGCGGCATCAAATTCCTGCATGAGCAGGTCGACGCGCCGATCCGCGTCTACACGTCACCAGGCAACCACGCCAGGCTCACGCCCAAACCTCACGCGGTTGAGGGCAATATCGACAACTGGGACGTGATGGTCTCCTGGTCGATTGAGAAAATCATCGGCCCTCAGGACTGGCTACGCTTCTACTACACCGGCTCCGGCGAGGCCCTGTTCAACATCTATGGCTGGTGGTTTCTGCTGCAACATGGTCACGAGGGCGTCGGGGGCACCGGCGGGCTCTATGGGCCGGTCTACAAGCAGGTGCGCGGCATGTATCGGACCCATCAGACCTATGGACGCCGAGGACGCGGGTTCCACTACGTCCTGCAGGGCCATGACCACACCCCGGTCAAAATCCCCTTCGGGTTCGCGAACGGCAGCGTTGTGGGCTATAACGCCTTCAGCTCGCGCAAGATGAAGGCCGACCCGTCTCCAGCCTCCCAGAACCTAATCACTATCGAGGAAAAGCACGGCGTCATCGCCTGGAACGAGCTGTTCCTTGGATCCCCAGAGGAAGGCAGTCTCTACGAGCCGCCAGTGCTGGAATCGACCTCGGGCAAGCCGGTAATCAGGGTGCGTGCGACATCGGCGGGGATGCGATGAACAGACAAGAAGCCCTAGACGCCGCCGGCCGCTGTGTGCTGGCGGACCGCAATCAAGCGTATGGCGATCCAGAATCGAACTTCGCCAACACGGCCGCCATCTGGACGGTGCATCTGCGGGGCAGGGGATTGCTGGCAGAAGGCAAGGAACTGGAGCCCTTTGATGTTGCAGCCCTGATGATCGGGCTCAAGCTCGCTCGGCTTGTCACCAGCCCGGATAAGGCCGATACGTGGGTAGACATCATCGGGTACGGTAGCTGCGGGATTGAATGTGCGTCTAACACTGAGGGCGCAAAATAGGAAAGCCCGCAGCACTTTCGGGCTGCGGGCCACATGTCATGCAGGGTGGGATTCGAACCCACTATCTAAGACACTGTTAGTTGGTCCACACTGTACCCGCCAGCTCCACTGCATAACCTCGTTGCCCCGAAGGGCGAATAGGGTCGAGAGAGGCCGGATACCATCCCGGCTTGGCATGGGCGGCCGGCTGACCGCACACGAACCGTTCCCGGCTCTGCTCTTTGCGCTGCTTGAGCTACCAGCGCTCCCTTTCGGGCTCTCTCTTTCGTCGCCAGCGCTATGCGCCAGCATGGGATTGGGGCGGCTATGCCATCGACGCCGTAGCCATTTCAGCGCACCCTTAGAGTGCGCGCCCCAAACTTTGTTGCCGATCAGATCGGCGGAAACTGCCGTCGGGCCGAGGTGGCAGCGTCCGGTTACCCGGAGTTTTCCTCGCATTATGCGCCTTCGCCACGCCGGCGAACGCCCGAACCTCATTGCGGCCATCGCCGCGAAACTGATTGCCGTCTTTCCGGCTGTCAGGGATCGGTATTTGGCTGGCGCTCTGTTCGTTTGAGCTACTGCCGTCGCAGGTGGGATTTCACCCACGCCTCCTGCCTACTGACCGATTAGCGCCTTCCCTCGGCATCTAGGCACCCATCACAGATGCCACTCTGCCGCGACGGTTGGTCGCCTCGCAATGGCCTTGCGCGGGCCAACACGCACAGGGTCAGTACCGCCTTTTACCACACGTCCCGCCGCCAGTGAATCGGTCAGGCGTACCATCTCTCGACTTTTTTCCACTCAGCCACCACATCGCTATAGCCGAGGGCGCCGAGTAGATTGCAGATCAGATCGTCGGCGAGGCTATGCGCCGCCTCTGGGTCTTTGCTGGCTTGCAACTCCCGTAGCTGGCTCTTGATCTGCTCTATCGTGGCCTCATCCAATAGGCTGCTACGGCGCTTAACGTCATCGGTCATCACAATCTCCTGCCTCAGTCCGGCTTGTCGTAGAGCGGTGGCCGCTTGGGCTTCGGGATCACTTTCTCCACATCCTCGATATCGATCAGTTGCGGGGGTGTGCATACTATGCACACCCTACTCAATCTCTCCCCACCCGCCTAGGCCGTAAGCGCGCGGGAGGCGGATGGTGCCCCAGGCATTGCCCTGTCGCCCTCGTATTCCTCAGCCAACAGCCGCAGCTCGGTGTCCAGGGCAATGGCTCGGCATGATGGACAACCCCACACCTGGTCTTTCTCGCACCCGGCGTTGATCCAGTCGTCTCGCAAGCGCTTGCGCACGATTGCAATCGCGTCGAGCATTTCGGAGTGGTCGCGGTAGGCCGGTTCGCTCATCACCTCACCTCGTCATAGATGCGCTGGGGACGGCGGGCTCGTAGTGGAGCGGCACGTCTCGCCATTCGACCTCTCCGGTCTCCTTTACTCGCCACGCCCGTTGCAGCACTGGCGGCTTCATCACCGCGTCGGTCCACCACCGGAGGTCCGGCAATAGTTCCAGCGTGCGGACCGCCTTGTCGAAGTAAACGTCACCACCACCCATCCACCATCTCCTTCAGGTCATCGAAGCTGCGTTGTCGCGGGGGCTATGTATGCTCGCGCGACTCCATGGCAGCGTCACGCGCCACGTTCAGCGCGGACATGTCGGCATCTGAGCCCCCAGCATCCACATGGGCCCGCTTTGCCTTGGCCCGATACGCGGTATTGATCTCGTCGGCCGTCGCGTTCGGGTCCACCCCCAGCACGTCCCACCATGGCCGCGCAGATGCCGGCGGGGGCAACGCCGAAAATCCGGTGAAGGCTGCATCCACGAACGACTTGGCTCCCCACCGCTCGAGGCTGCGCATCGCTTCGATGCTTTTCCAGACGGCCCGCAGATTTTCCTCAACTGTCGCCCAGCGGTCGCACGGGATGCACTGCTGCCGACCATTGAACGTGAAATAGACGGCGACGCCGGGATCATCCACACGAGTGTTGCTGTACGGCAGCCCATCCTGCCGGAGTGGCACGTTGGTGGAAATCACTGCGCCCTTAGCGCCGAGGCGCTGCAGCTCCCATACGGCATCCTGTGCTTCGGTGGGCAGCTTCTTCGGTGAGAAGCGCGACGGCTGCCGCTTGTGGCTTGGCGTCCGCGGCCAGCCGGGCGGCCATGAAAGGGGATAGGCTGTGGTCATCTTGGTTTTCCCATGAACACGAAGTGAACAAACAATCAAACCATCCGATCATCGTGAACGCCTCACAAAATGGCGCCAGTGACGTTGATGGCGGCGTCGGCCCACACGCGGGCACGATAGCTCTCGACGACCTCGCGAGCATCTTTCTCGGTGTCATATAGACCCAAGCTCACAGACTTCCCGTCCACACTTAGGCGCGCCCTCCAGCGGCTCCCTTGCCGCGTCACACCTCCGCGCTTGCTGGGCGATCGCATCAAATTACGCGACTGCGTTGTGATCTGGAGATTTTCCCGCGTGTTGTTCAATGGGTTCCCGTCGATGTGGTCAACGACCATCCCGGCAGGCGCGCTCATGATCCACCGGTGCAACTTCACGCACCGTCCATCACCGCCCTTCTTGACCCCATAGAACCCTCGCACATAGCCGTGCTCAGTTTGGGACCACGTCAGCATTGAGACGCGTTCCCAATCTTCTTCGCTCACCATCGCGACATTTCCATTCGGAAGGTGCAGCTCACGATGCCTCATTTATCATTTTCCCCATGAACCAACGGCGAACAAACTTCGGCTAGTTTCTGCCAATACACAGCGCGCAATGCTGCGCGACTATGCATGGCGCGTTTCGGAGTTCTGCGGAAAACCTGAGGATTTATGGTGCTGCCGGACAGGATTGAACTGTCGACCTCTCCCTTACCAAGGTATCGGCTGACCATGAAATTCACGTTTGTTTTCCGAAGCGTGACCGCCGCGGCCTAGAAGACTTTGACCTAACCTTGCCCGTTTGTCCACCCTGCGAGGCCAAAATTGCCGCGACGGATTCGCCGGCTTCGCGGCTGTGAACATAGGTCTCCATGAACAGTTTTGCCGACTTCCACCCGCCCGCATCCATGGCGTCCTTGATCTTGGCGCCGCCGTTGATGGCGTTGGTGGCGAAGGAGTGCCGGCCGACCGAATGCGTGCTCAACGGCTCCAGCCCGGCGCGCTCGGCGACCCGCTTGAGCGCGCGGTTGACGGCCTTGGGGTCGGTGTACCAGAACACCGGCTTTTCATCCGCCAGGTCCAATTCCCGCATCCTGTCGATAAGCTCTGGCGTCAACGTGCGAGCCGACATTTCGTCGGTCTTGGTCTTCTCCAGCACCGCGGTGCTATGGTCAAGGTCGACCCATTTGCCGGTCAGGCGCACGGCCTCGCTGACGCGGGCTCCGGTCTGGTGCATGAACAGGACGATGGCAGAAAGGTGCGGCAGGCCGCTCTTGTCCGCTTCCGCCATGAAGGCGTCGAGCCAATCGCGGTCGACGGACTTGTGCTTACGCGACTTCGGCACGTCGAATTGGCGCACCCGCATCAGCGGGCACCAGCCCAGGTCATGGGCGTGGACCATGACGGCGCGCGCGGGCATGATGGCCTGTCGGTTTCGGGTTGCCGGCGCTCCGGTCGGATAGATCATCATGGCCATTGCCCGAATTTCAGCCGGCTTGATCGACCCGACATTGCGACCCTTGAAGTGCTTGATGATGGGGGCCAGGAACCGCCTCTCGCCGCCGGCCTTCATATAGGAGATGGCTGCTTCCTCGAACGTCCTGACTTGCTCCTCGCCGTAGTGGAGCCGTTTCCAGAGCTTCGCCTCGAATTGGGCAAGCGCTTCGGCCGCCCGCTGCTCATCGCGAGTCCTAAGGCTTCTTCGTATGCGCTCCCCGTTGAAGCTTCCATTGGCGTACCAGACGCCGTTGTCGGCCCGTTCGAGTCGTAGGGCCTTGCTTTGTGCCCGTTCCCTTGGCATGAAATCGCGTCCCGGAGCATGTGGATGTGCTCGGGGTAGAAGACCTTCTTCACTCCCCTGCGCTCATAATGCGGATGGCGCTTTAATTCGTCCACCAGGAACCGACGAGACACGCCGAGCAGCCGAGCTGCCCCGTCCATGTCGACCGGAGCAATGTCGAGGGCCCATCTTGGCAGGGGTTTGCTCATTTCCACCCCAGCCAATGCCCGAGTTCGACAATCCCCACAATGAGGGATATGATGATGCAGCCGGTGAGGAACTGACAGCCAAGACGGGTGAGGTTGCGGTCGGTCATGGCTGGCGGTCCTCAGCCGCGACCAGCCATGCATGACGGCCCCGCGCATACATCTCAGCGAACAGCGAGTGTGGGAAATGCCTGATGGCCTGTTCGCTCAGCCACGGCTCGACTTTTCCCCAGCGGTCAACGGTGGTTTCGGCGACAAAGCCGTTCATCTCGTCGCCCAGCTTCACGTCGAAGCCGCCATCCCACATGGTCGAGATCGCAAAATTGATCTCGCTGTGATACAAGTCTTGGAAGACGCTCACTTGCCCTGTTCCTTCTCAGCACGGGCGCGAAACCAGTGGGCCATGTTGCGAAGCTGCTGAGCCGCTACTATCCCGCCCATCTGGGTAGCCGTGGCCTCGCAATCTCTGGCCGCTTCCCGCCACACCTCACCCCTTGCGGTGGATAGGGAGCGCTCGGCAGCGGCGAGTTCCCGCTGCAGGCGTTCGATCTCGTCGGCGGCCTCGATCCCGGCGTGGACGAAACGCGTCAGGCGGCCGCCATCGTCCATTGCTTCTGCTTCCGGGGAAGATAGGCTCCTCAGCCGGCGTGTCAGCTCACTCGTTTCCATCACCAGCCCCCTTGAGTGTAGGGTGGTAAATTGAGGTGACACAGAAGCGCCAACCCTTGATGTGTGTGGCAGACCGGAGCGCGATTGTAGCAGCGTGATCCCAACTTTTCGCCGGCACGACCAGTGTCAGGTCGCGGGTTGGATAGTCCAACTCGTGGCTCTCCAAGTATGGGTGCCGACCATCAACGTGGACCACGACCTCGTACGGCGTCAGGCGCTTACCGAACATCACCAGCCCCCTCTGCATTGGAGAGGGCGCGGGCGCGGCTGCCTCCGTCACGGTCGAGCGCTTGGCGGGCAATTTCTCCGTCGCGGCTGATCTTTCGGCAGTCGGCAGCCATTTTGCCGTACCAGTCTAGCGCCTCCGCGTACTTGTCGATCTCGGCCTGAAGGGCTTCGGCGCGGGCCTCGGCGGCCTCAGCGCGGGTGGTGAGTTCGCGCCAATCGGCAATGGCTGCGTTCGCGTTGCTGCCCCCGATCTCCGCTCGCAATACTTTGTTCTCCCTCTCCACCTGATCTACTCGGCCCTGCAAGGCGGCAAGAGCGGCGGCGGAGTAGAGGGGCTGATCGAGCGGCCCAGCCTTGTAAGGCGATATCGCGGCGTCTCGCGCCTCAGGATCGCGTTCAAGCAGCTTCAGTGTGTTATGGCTGACGTACATCGCCGGCGCCTCTACCGTCTCTCCGAGGGCGGAGATGCCGCCAATGAACACATGTTCGGTCTCGACGATGTTTGTTGCCCAGCAGTTGAGGGCGCATGCCACGCGCGCCGCATCTTCCCTGCGAGAGAACCGGACCGCTTCGCTAGCATTTCGCGTCCACTCTGCTGGGTTCGTCGCATCCAGCATCCGAACGGATGAGGCATCGGTGCGCCACCACATAGGTGGTTGGTCTTCCTTGCCGACAGGGAGCCGCTCTATCAGCCATGCCGCCTCTCGCCCCGCTGCAAACCCTGAGCGGCGACGGGCGAGGAGTTCCGTCAGGGCGGTTACTGTGTCCATCCAGAACCGCACGTCCTCATCGGCATGCGGGATCGCGCCGTCTGCTTCCGCGATTAGCTCGCGAATTCTGGCCTCGCTCACATCCTCCCCACCCTCGTCTGGGGCAGGGGAGGGGCGGCGCAACTCGGCGTCAATTTTGCGCAGTTCGTGCTTGGCAGCCACCGCTCCGGGATCGCCTCCGACTACGAAGCGCATGGCGCGCTCGACCCGGGCATCAAGGTCTGGCTCGGGATCGAACCGGACACGGCGGTTGTACGCCATGCCGATCAGTTCCTCGACTTCGACCTCAAAGTCGATTGCGGGGTCTGGGTGGTGGCCAAAACGGCCAAGGGTTTCGTCGCCCATCATCTCCCCCAGGGCTTGGGTGCGGGTGGTATCGGTCATCATTCTGAGTTCCCGTCGTTTTCGTCGAGGTACTTGGTGTTGTCGCGGAAGGGCTGGCGCATGGGCCGGTAGCCCCATGGACGCTTCGGGGGGGTGATGCCGAACGCCTTCTTGCGCTTGGCGCGGACCTCGGCGCGCTCCATCGCCTGTCGGGCGGTGCGCAGCCGGTGGCAGCGGCGGTGGACGGCCTTGAGGTTGGCTTCGCAGTTGGAACCCCCGTCGGCGAGGGGCGTCCGGTGGTCGAAGTCGACGCCATCGCCGGGATGGATCGGCTTGCCGCACTCCGGGCAGACTGGCAGTTCTCCGGGTGCCGGGCACTGGCTGTCGAGGATGCGGAGCCTCACCCGAGGCGGCGCGGGTGCATCGTCGGTCTTGCCAACCCATGGGGTGAGCGAGCGGGGCATCAAGCGGCCCTCGCCGCGTTCTTGGCGACCGTGCCGCGCTCTGGGTCGAACGCGAACTTGTCGGGCGGGATTGTCAGCGCGATCCCGAACTCAGCGTGCCGCCGAAACACCTCGTCCATGTACCGGGTCATGTCGGTGATGCTCATCAGCCGCGTGACTGGCATGTCGGTGTCTCGGATCAGCGCCAGCTTGTCGTCATGGGCGAGCGGACGCACGAGCCGGTCATAGGTGGCGCGGAACTTCTTCGATGCATCCCGCATGATCGGAACGCCGATTTCGAGCTTGCACCTGGCGCGTACGTCCTCGATGCCCTCGCCGGTCTGATCGGAAATCTCGGCGTACCACTTATGACTGAGGCGGTTCTGTTCCGCCGACCGGTCGCGGCCGTCCGTCACGTCCACGGTGAAGGGGCGCTTGCGGCCGTCGAGATAGACCTTGAGCAGGGCGAGGTCGTCGGCGTTCTTGATGGTGCGCGTGGTCATCTACGCCCTCGCCAAAGATCGCAGGTATTCCGCGCTGGCGAGATATTCCCGGCGCTTCTTGATGGCGGCATTGACTGCCCGGCGCTGCTCATCCGACATGGTGATGAGCTTTGCCCGGCGCTCCAGCGTATCCAGCTTGTCGGGAAAGGCTGAGCTGATGGCGACGATGAGCTTGTCGGTGGTCATGAGGGCTTGCCCCCTGCCTTGGCGATCGCAGCCTTGACCTTGCCCTGCGCCTCCCAAACCCACTCATCGTCAGACCGGCACCCGGTCATCGACGCCATTGTCGTCAGGCGTTCGTCAGCGGCCTTGAGTGCTTCCAGCATGTCGGGCGCGGCGGCGATCAGATTGGCGTCGGCCCGCCTCCGCACGGACTGAACGCCATAGTGTGTTTTTGGCGCATCTGGATTATTGCTGGCATAGGGCATGCGGATTGAGAAAGGGCTGCCGTAACCTGATAAAGAGACAAGCTCCCACGGTCCCGGCGTATGCTTTTCTGTCTCGCTCATCTTGTATTTCCCGCCGGGCGGCTTGTTGGGCCAACCCGGCGCCCTTGGTTGGGGATGGGGGGGGTTACTGCCACTGGCAGTGGAACGGGATATCGTCCCCGTCCGGGTCGAATGCCGGGGCGTGTGAGGCTGCGGGGCGGCTGGTTGCCGGGGCTCGATTCGAACGAGCGTTCTCGGAGTCAAAGTCCGTTGTCCTGCCGCTAGACGACCCGGCATTGTCCAGTAGCGTCAGGGTGCTGTTGAACGGTCCCAGCGCCAACTCGGTCACGTAGTGCGTCTGTCCGTCCTTGTCGTAGGAGCGCGTCTGCAGCTTGCCAGAGAGTGCCACCCGTGAGCCCTTGGACAGGTATTGCTCGGCGACCTTGCACAGGCCCTCGTTGGTGACGACGACCGGCATCCACAGCGTGCGCTCCTGGCGCTCGCCTGTGTTGCGGTCGCGCCATTGCTCGGCGACGGCCACCCGGAGATTGACCACCGGCTTGCCATCGGGGAACTTGCGGGCTTCGGGATCGGCGCCAAGCCGGCCCGTGCAGGTGAATTGGTTGAGGTCGCTCATGCTGCAGCTTCTCCGAATTGCTGGTTGAGGCTTTCCCGAGGGCTCACCTCGGCGGGGGGCCGATGCGCGGTCTTGAGGTCTGCCAGGCGCGCGTCGATTTCCTTGACCAATTGCTCGCGGAAACCGGCGTCGATGTTGGCGTCCTCGATTTCGCCCCAGACCGCCTGCAGTTCCTTGCTGGACATGGCGGCGCGGATCGCGGTCTCGAATTTGGTGTAGGGGGCGCGACTGTCGGCCTTGGTCTTTTGGTCCGCGACCTCGCGACGCCCCTGTTCGGACCGTTGGTCGGTTGTCCTTGGCTCCGGCTGCTTGAAATCGTCGGCCTCGTCCTCGGAATAGACGAGCCCGTGAATGCCCACGAGTTTGAGGATCACGCGATCTTTGGCGCGCTTCTCGCTCATCGCCCAGGGATAAGCCGGTTGTTTGCCGACGATGTGGTAGTTCGTGGCATTGGTCTCGCCGGTCGCCCAGGCCGAGCGGTCGCCCATGTGCCCGGTGACGACCATGGACGTGAGCAACTGGTCACCGTGCGCCTCGATGATCATCGGCGCCTCAAACCGGATGCCGGCCTTGAACGCGACAACCTCAAGCGCAGCGTGCTTGCAGACCCACTGCTTGTTCTGCTTGATCTGCCAGAAGTCATCGGCGGCAAGTCCATATTCCTTACGGACAGCTTCAATGCGGGGGTCTAGGGTGCTCATTTCGGGCGCACCGCAATCCCGGCCTCGCCGAAGCACAGCGCCGCGCCGGGCACGTCCTCGCCGGCCTTGATCAGGTCCATGATGGCCTTCTTGTCGGCCGTACGGGTGGTGGTGAACGTCCCCTGCGGGAGTTCGTCGATGTCGAGGATCGAGACGCTCTCGCGCGGCCGGGTGATGCTGACCGTTGCTTCCGGCGTGACCAGTTTGTCGAGATTGGCCCGGCTCAGGATATTTTTGAGCAGTTGCCCCATGGCCTCATCGACCCGCTCGAACCGGGCCTGGCGCTCCGACAGGTCGGACTTGCGTTCCTTGATCTTGGAGACCATGGTGCGCGCGTCGAGCTTCCTGCCGACGATGCGATTGACCAGAGGCAGCAGCTCGGTTTCGCCTTCGAGCACATCCGCCCTGAGTTCGGCGTCGTCTGCCAACTCAGGAAAGGCGACGAACAGAGCGTCCATCTGGGCCTCGAGATAGGCGGTGTCCAAACGCAGCTTGTCCATGTTATTCTCCGTCGGCCTTGCGCATGGCCCAATGCAGGTATTGGCGGGCCTCGTGGCGGGCTTTTGCGGCCTGTTCCTCGTATTGGTGGCGGCGGTCGGGGCGTTCCTCGACCATCGCCCAGCGGCGGTACATGTTGGCGTCCCGGCGAAATTGCTTGGCGCAGTTGAGCATGGCCATGCACTCGCGGCGGATGACTTGGGCAGCCAGCGGGCTATCGAGCATCGTCTGCCTCCATGGGCCGGTCATGCTTCCGGCCGGCGTCTCGGGTGATTTCGCGCTGGAGTAGTTCCACCAGCGCCAGGGCGGGTGAGCCTTTCGGCGGCTCGTGCCAGTACGGCTCCTCCCACGGCTTCACGTCGTCTGCTGTGTCGCAGGAGAGTTGGTCGAGGCTGGAGAGATGGGTGGGGGTGAGCGGGATCAGGCGACCCTCCCCGACGCGCGTAGGCGTTTCCAACGGCGCTTGGCACGGCACCCGGAGCTGCGGTGATGCGGCGTGTAGCCAAACCGCATTGCGCGCTGGAGCATCGCCGTCATTTCAAGCGACAGCTGAATCTCACGCATGAGTTGCTCTGAGCTGTAGCCGCCAATGAACAGTGGGCCGAATTTCATCCTCACCCTCCGATCATCATGCCGCCCAGACAGAGCAGGGCAGGGAACAGAAACAGGAATAGGGCTGCGTGAAGGGCGAACTCGCGGAGGGTCATGGCTGGCCTCGCATGAGGCGCAGGGCCTCGTCTTGGGACACCTGCCAGCACTTGCGGGCGACCTCTATGGGGGCCTTTAGGATTGCCGTTACATCAGGGTCAGCAGACCACTCGCGCAATGCGTCTCTGGTAATGTCGTCGTCTGCGATGACACAGATGGCGCCCACCTCGCCGTTGCGGACGGCCATCCATGCGTGTGTTGCTTCCTCGCTCATGCCACTTTCTCCCCGGTGCTGGCGCGGTCGCGAGCGCCGTCAATGATGGCCAGCGCGGCCACAGCGATTTGCTTGTATTCACGGGCCTGCGCGCCGTAGTAGCCGTCGCCGACAGCGATCTTGCGCAGGGCTTCGACCGCCGGCTCGTGGTGCCGCTCGATCAACTCAAGAGCGTCCCCAATGGCGTCGTTGTAGCCGCGCTCGTATTCATCGGCCGGGACGCCGCCCAGGGCGTTGACGCGCTGGAAAAGCTTGGACTCTTCGCGCATCTACTCGCCCCCTTGTGCTTCGGCAGAGGCAATGGCACGGTCGAGGCGATCAAGCGCGGCGCGATGATCGGCCCAGTTGGTGAGGAGCGGTCCGGCCGTTTTGCCTACCGCTAGCCTTACTGCCCAGTTGCGCTTCGTGCCTTTTCCCGTGACGCGCTCTATGGCCGGAACGATGCCAAGAGAACGATACTTGCGAGGCGTGTCGATCAAAGCTCGTGCGGCCCGGAGATCATCTGCAAGCCGGGTCATGATGCGGCCCCCAGATATTCCATGCACCATGTCGGGTGGAACGGGAGCGAGAACGTGTAGCCGTCGAGACGCACTAGGATATGCGCGTTCCGCGCCCCGGTAATGACGCCAAAGACCGACCTTCCGCCGCCCACATAATGCCGAATGCGCATCCCGCGCTTGGCCGGCACCTTGTAGGTGTCCCTGATGTATCGAATGCCCATCACCAGCGCTCCCCATAGAGCCCGCGCACATGCTTCCGACCTAGCCAGTCAAGGCTGACGGAACGCGGCGTATGTTCCCGCGCCAGGTCGCTGTCCCATTCGAGGTGGCCGGCATGGACCTCGGCCATCACAAGCTCTTCGGTTACTTCCTCGGACTTGCCGGGCTCGGCCATGTCGAGGGCGAAGATGCGCAGGGACCAATGCTTGCCGTAGTGGCACAGGGCTTCCTTGGCCTCCGCCAGAGTGGCGTGCTGGCTTTCGAACAAGCCGTCGATGAAGAAGAGATAGGTGGGCATGGGATTGTTCCCCTTACTCGCCAAGAGAGGCTGCGGCCTCTTCGATCGAGTCCCGCGCGGCCTCGACGGCATCCATTGCCGCCGCCAAGGAGTCGATTTTCTCTTGTCGGGACTCGCTCTCGCGCTCTGCCTGCTTGTCCTCGAGATCATCGATCTCGGACTGCATTTCCGCCGCGATTTCCTCGAGCGGGCCAATCATCAGCGCCAGATCGGCGAGCCACTGCTTCTTGCTCATCGGTGTTCCCCTGTATCGTTCGGTGCTGCCGGCCGCGCGGGTCGGCAAGGCCGAAGGGTCAGGCGGCCTCGGCACCTTCATCACCCGCTCGGCGGTCGCCCATGGTGGAGTGGAACCGGTCGATCATCGCCTCGATGCCGGATGCAATCGGTGGCCCGTTCTTGGCCACGACGATCTCGACATCTTCTTCGAGGATGGGGTCGGCTATCGTCGCCGAGACATCGCCAGTGCGCAGAACTTCGATCTCGAAATCGAAGCCCCTGTCGCGGATCGCCTGCGCCTTCTCGGCATGGGCATCGTCCGTCTCGAACACGACAGGTTCCCGCCTGCCATTAGGCGGCACATATTGGGTGAAGGGCACATCGGCCATCGTCATCCTCCATCAGCACCGTGGTGCGTTGATCTGGAGGCAGTATGGATTTCCCATAGGCCGCTGTCAACGAAAATCTATGGAAAACCCATACGATCTCGACAAGCCATAGGCGCCTCTATGGGCGCCGCGTCAATCTGTCATTGTTGGAGGGGTCGCTATGGGAGCCGACGAGGGGCCCAGCCGCCGGTCACGACGCCGCGGACGATCACTTCCGTGTCGGGGCTGCCATCAACAGGGAAAGCGACGTACTTCGGGTTGGAGCTGCGAGGCGCCAGGTAGAGCTGGCCGTTGCGGCGTTCGAGGACTTTCAGTGTCGCTTCGACCAATTGGCCGCCGCCACGATGCCGCTCCACATGGAGCATCATCCCCTCAGTCAATGATAGACCACTATCCGCAAAGTTAACGCAGGTGACTATGCTACCATCCGGGTATTCCTGATCTACGGAATCCCCAACAACCTTAAGTGCATATTGCTTAGCTTGTGGATAGCGCGGGTCGCTTGCGACCTGCACCATTTCGACTTCGGCCCCCTCGTCGGCAAAGCTGATCTCCAGCCAGTGCCCTGCCTGTATAATACCCAAAAGAGGTAGGCCCGCAATGGGGACGTCACTGACCGTGGTGCCATCTGTGGACATTGGGCCCTCGCCATATAGCAGCCAGTCGGTTCGAACGCCGAACTTCCTCGCGTACTTCCTGGCGACGGCCGGCCGGATGCCGCTGGAACCGTTCTCGTGGGCATAATACGTGGGCGTTGCGACGCCGAGCGCGCGTGCAGCTTCGGCACCCGTGGTGAACCCCGCGTGCTCTCTCGCCATAGTTAATCGTTCGTGTGGCGTCTGCATAAACAGCAATCTGCCATAGAATGCCTATGGAATGCCCGTTGACAGTCCTATGGGTTTTCCATAGGATGAGGGCACAAATGGAACAGCCCCTCGACATCAAGGCCGCCCGCGCGGCCCTCAACATGAGCCAAACCAAGCTGGCGGACGCTATTGGCGTCGATCAGGGCAGCGTGTCGGCGTGGGAAAACGACCGGCACAAGCCATCGAAGGCGGCCCGCAAGGCAATCGAGAAACTTCTGGCCGAAAGGGCCCGTTCGGAATGAGCGACATCGCGACCATTGCCGAAGGCTTGGCCGCTGGGCGCCGCCGCGGGCGTCGGTCCTTCATCGAAGGCGCGGAGGCCGGCATCGAGGCCGAACGCGAGAGGATCGCTGTCTGGCACGAGCGCCAGGCGAGCTTGCTCGAGGCCGCGCTGGAACAGGTCGAGCGCGAAGGCGGCTCGGTGGAAATGGCCCCGCGCTCGATGGCGCAGGTGCATCGCCGGTTCGCAGAGGCAATCAGGCGGGGGGACATATGACCAGCATGCGCAGTGTCGCATCGGCCGGCAACTCGCCACTTCGGGCTATCGCTCACTGGCTATCCGCCGAACCCACCCGCATTCCCTCGCTGCTGCTAGGGCTGTGCGTGGCGGGGATGTGGCTGGGGAGTGGGCCGCTATGAGCGGGCAGTTCGAAATCCCCGGCTATGTCTTCCGGGACATGATCCGAATGCACCGAAAAACCCTGGCTGCGGCCGCTCTGAAAGGAAAGGGCGGCAAAGCATCCGCAGATGCCGCCGCCCCAATTCAGGATTTGACAATGCTGAATGTAGTCGAACGGCCAGCCCTTGCCAAGGGCGCGCGCATCACTTCCTCCGTCGAGGTCGTCACGCCATCTGCGGCGCGGTGTCTTCGCGATACTGCTCACTTCGCGCGGCAGCGAAACATCTCGCCATTCAACGTGGACCGCCTCGCTTCCGAGATGGCGCGTGGCCAGTTCACTCCTGGCACCCAAATCTACATCTGCGTGCTTCCGAGCGGGGCCGAGTTGATTGTCAACGGCAACCACACCCTGGAAGCCATCTACAAGTCTGGCGTGCCACAGGTACTGACTGTCACCCGCAAGGTTGTGGCAGACGAAGACGAGGCCGGCAGAATCTACGCGGTCTTCGACATCCAAAAGATCAGGACGTGGGGAGACAGCCTCAAGGCGACCGGCGCGGGGGAGGACATCCCACTTGCGCAATACATCCTCGCCGCTCTCGGTGTGATCGATGCCAGATTTGCGCTTAGCAGGCCGACTAGCGTCTCTCGCCTCGATCGCATTGCCAAGCTCGAAGAATATCGGGAGCCGGCAATGATGCTCGCAGCCGCGATGAACGGTTCCCCCACCCACACGCAGCGGCTCGTACGCCGCGCCGGCGTCCTGGCGGTAGCATTGGAAACCTTTCGGTACCAGCCGTCTTTCGCCGCAGAGTTTTGGTTCCGTGTTGCGCAAGACGACGGTTTGAGCGGCGCCATGCCCGAACGTGCTCTTCTCAGCTGGCTCCGCAATGTCAAAACTGCCAACGGCCTTATCGGGCAGCGTGAGCATTGCAAAGCCTCGGCCGCTGCGTGGAATGCGGCTTTCCGTGGAGAGGAACGGACCTACGTCAAGCCGAACGCAATGGTCACGTTCTTCCTGCTTGGGACGCCTTGGGCCAACGGCGTCCCTGATGGCGGGGAGTAAGCCACCATGCTTTCCGTCATCCCAATAGACAAAATAGAGGTCGGGCGCCGCCTTCGCGACATCAGCGAGTCCACGGTAGCTGGCCTGACGGCGAGCATCGCAGATATCGGGCTGCTCAACCCGATCACAGTATATCCGCGCCAAATCATCAGGGAGGGCATTTCCATTGATGGGTTTGGCCTGGTCGCGGGACTTCACCGCAAGACCGCCTGTGAACGCTTGGGATTGGCCGAGATCGAGGCCCATATCCTCAGTCTCTCTGAACTGGAACGGCAAATTGCCGAGTGCGACGAAAATCTGTGCACGTTCCAACTCAGCGCGTCCGATCGGGCGCGGTTTACCAAGCGGCGCAAGGAGGCCTACGAGGCGCTGCACCCTGAAACCAAGCACGGCGGGGATCGTAAGAGCGATCAAGTGGACAAGTTGTCCACTCGATCCTACGCGGACGATCAATCTGAAAAGACGGGTGTCGATGCCCGCACCATTCGCAGGGACGCCGAGCGCGGCGAGAAGGTTGCGGGGGAGGCCCTGGACCTCATCAAGGGCACGCCGCTCGATACTGGCGTGTTCCTCGACGAACTCAAGCGAGTGGATCAGCCGGAACAGGTGAAAACCGTTCGGCAACGGCTCGCGGAAATTCGCGATGCACAGAAGCCGCGCCCTACCGTGGCCCAGGCGAACAAAATCAAACTGGATGCCGACATTCGCGAGCGGGCAGCAAAGAACTGCGCCGAGTTGCTGGCCGAGTATCTGCCGCCCGAAGCGTGGGATCATTTCAAGTCCAATCTGGCCGTTACGACCGCCAAGGATTTGCTGACCGAGTTCACCAATATCACTGGCCAGTCGATCATGGACAAGTCGGGGTGGGCAGCATGATCCGCGATCACCTTCCTCTCCTGGCGGCAATTGGCTGCGGTGCATGCGTCGTCCTCATCGCTGTGCTGTGGCTTGTCGGGCTGGTGGCGGTGGCAGGCGCGGTTGGCTTCTTCTCTGCCGCCACTGTGATTTTGGGCCGGCTGCTGACTTACCGCGCGCCGGTCGAGCCCATCCATGAATACGAGAGCGAGGTCCGCTAGTGCTCTCACCAATCACCCCCGCGCTGTTCCTTGAGCCCATCCCGTACGAGGGCGAAGTCGCAAGGACCGATGCGCCGTCATGGCGTGAAACCCGTGCGCGGGGACGGCTATCACTGGCCGTTCATATAGGCGGGCAATCGGTCGTAAGGACGGCGGGGGAGGGGTGCGCGAACACCGCCTCCCCACTCCACGAGCAAAGGTGGACTGACGCGACGGCTGCGGCTTTCCGTCTGGGGCTGCGTCAGCCCGCCCTTGCTCGTGCCCCACGCGAGCAGGACAGGTCGGCGGGTGAACGCCGGGCTGGGCTCTATCGTATCTTGCCTGACGGCCGGGCGCTTCGTGATGGAATGTCGCCCGGTCGTTCTCGGCGGCCGAATAGAGAGCCCATCGCCCGTCCTCGTTCTTTTCCTTTCCCTGGGGGCATCGGTAGCGACCTCCTCCCCGCTGCCGGTAGGGATACCTCCTCCCATCCCGATCTCAGGGCACTTGCTCGGCACTTCGGTGCCGGGCCCTTTATTCCCCGTGCGCTCCGCCTGTTCGGCGTAGAGCGGCACGGCTCCAATTCGCAAGCGACTGATCAACGTGATCGCCAAATCCCCGATCTGTCGCATGTGCCTGTCCTTCCGTCGTTGGTCGGCTTCAACGAGGCCAACCATGTCGGAAAGGATCAAAGACGTGTCCCAGACCTCACGGGAGCGCTCCGTAAAAATAATGGAGGATTCCATGTACTCGGCTACTGCTGATGTCGCCGAAATGCAGGCCCTTTGCCGCGAGATTGCCAATGCACGCGCCGCATCCGCACGTGAGAAAGATCGCGTCAGTGCGGTGCAGACGTGCCTCGGGCTTGGGTGGAACAGATGCCTGGAGCTTCTGAGCGGCAAGGCTCGCCGCGTTGATGGCTGGGAAAAGGACTTGGCCCGTGCCAGGGTCGCGGCACAGAGGAGGCAGGCGCATGAACGAAAAGTTGCGGAGCATCTGGCTTGGCTCCAAGAGCAGATCGACCGCTGCCGTGAAGGCGACGCGGAATTTCGGGGCGTTCATGTCGATGCACTGCAGCATCTTCTTCGCGTGGCTGGCGACACTCCTGGCGCCGTGGAAGTACCCGCGCCGGAAGTAGCCGACCACTTCAATTCGATTTCCGATTGACACCTCGCCGCTCCGCTGCGGCGGGCGGCCTCGTATTGGGGGCAAAGACATTGACGGATGCCGCGGCATACGCCGATTTTCTGGCGGCAAAGCAGATGGTCGATCCACCGACCGGTTTGGACTGCGTGCCGGCACTGAACGGAGCGCTGTTCGACTTCCAGCACGATATCACGAGGTGGGCTTTGCGCCGAGGGCGGGCGGCTTTGTTCGCCGGAACCGGCCTCGGCAAGAGCCTGATGGAACTATCGTGGGCTGAGGCCATCCAGCGTGAAACGCGCCGGCCGATACTACACTTGGCGCCCCTTGCTGTCTCCGCGCAACTGGTCCGGGAGGCTGCGAAATTCGGGATCGCCGCACACATGGGTGACGGCGGCGCCGCGCCTAATGGGATCTGCGTCACCAACTACCAAAAGTTCGGCCACTTCGACCTGTCGCAATTCGGCGGTGTCATTCTGGACGAGAGTTCAATCCTCAAGAGCACGGACGGGCACTATCGCACGCGGCTGATCAAGGAATGCGCCGTGATCCCGTTCCGACTCGCGGCGACGGCTACGCCTGCCCCCAACGACTTCATGGAGCTTGGAAACCACGCCGAGTTCCTTGGGGTGATGTCCTACACCGACATGCTGGCGACCTTCTTCACCCACGATGGCGGCGAGACGCAGAAGTGGCGCCTCAAGGGCCACGCCGAAGACGAGTTCTGGCGGTGGATGGCGTCGTGGGCGGTGATGATCCGCAAGCCATCAGACCTTGGGTATGATGACGGCGCTTATGAGTTGCCGCCGCTGCGCCAGCAACAGCACATCGTTGCGGCCGACTACGCCCCAAGCGTCGATACCGGGCTGTTGTTCCCGATGGAAGCCCGCACGATGCAGGAGCGGCTCGGTGCGCGTCGGGACACCATTGCCGAGCGCGTAGAACTGGCGGCGTCGATCACGCCGAAGGATCGCCCATTCGTCTGGTGGTGCAATCTCAACGCTGAAAGCGAGGCGCTCGCCAAGGCCATCCCTGATGCAGTCGAACTGCGGGGGTCGGATGACGAGGGAGATAAGGAACGCAAGCTGATCGATTTCAGCGAAGGGCGCATCCGCGTGCTAGTGACCAAGCCATCGATCGCCGGTTTTGGCATGAACTGGCAGCACTGCGCCGACACTGGTTTTGTCGGCCTCTCCGATAGCTTCGAGCAGGTCTACCAGGCCATCCGCCGTTTCTGGCGCTTCGGGCAGACTAAGTCCGTCAACGTCCATTTCATCGCCGCCGAGACCGAGGGGGCCGTCGTCTCCAATCTGAGGCGCAAAGAGGCGGATGCCGAGCGCATGGCCGCGGCGATGGTCGCGCACATGGCGGACCTTTCTTCGGCGGCCGTCCGCGGCACTGTCCGAACCGTTTCAACCTACAATCCTGAGCAGCTCATGCGGCTGCCGGCATTCCTGGGGGCAGCATGAAGGCAATCAACCAGGTCGTGACCAACGACTACGCCATTTACGAAGGGGACGCTTGCGAGCTTATCCGCAGCGTGCCCGATGCCGGCGTGGATTTCGGCATTCATTCTCCGCCCTTCGAGGGGCTGTACCGGTTCTCGAACTCCGACCGCGACATATCCAATAACGAAGGCGGCGCATTCTGGACGCACTACGGGTTCCTGATCGCAGAGCTGTTGCGCGTCACGAAGCCGGGGCGCCTCCACAGTGTTCACTGCATGCAGCTGCCAACGTCGATCACCCGGCACGGCCACATCGGCATGCGGGATTTCCGGGGCGATGTGATCCGGGCTTATGAGGCGGCGGGTTGGATTTTCCACTCCGAGGTTTGCATCTGGAAAGACCCGGTGGTGGCGCAACAGCGCACGAAATCCATCCGGCTGCTGCATGCCCAAATCCTCAAGGATTCGACCATCAGCGGGCAGGGCCTTGCCGACTACATCGTGACTTTCCGCAAGCCCGGCGAGAACGCCGACCCGGTTGAGGGCCCATTTACCCAATTTATCGGGACCGGCGTCGACGTGAGCGAGGAGGCTTACGCCAAAGAATGCGCCGATTTCCGGGCGCAGGGCCGCGAGCCATGGCCGTACGACAAGTGGAAGTCCATCCTGGTCTGGCAGCGCTATGCCTCGCCGGTGTGGATGGATATCAACCAAACGCGCACCCTCCAATATCGGAATGCGCGCGACGGAAAGGACGAGGTTCATATCTCGCCGCTGCAGCTCGACGTGATCGAGCGATGCGTAGACCTCTGGTCGCTCCCCGGCGAGACGGTGCTAACGCCGTTTCTCGGCATTGGCAGTGAGGTTTACTGCGCCGTCGACATGGGCCGCAAGGGCATCGGCTTCGAGCTAAAGGCCAGCTATTTCGCGCAGGCGGTGCGCAACCTTGCGGATTTGCAACGAGCCAGGACAGACGACCTGTTCAAGGCTGGCGCCGCATGATCGTGCTTCCTTTCCCTCCCAGCGTGAACGGTCTTTTCCGCCGCCACAATGGCGCGCACCTGTCGGCCGCTTACAAGGCGTGGCGTGACGAAGCCGGGATGAAGCTAAATCGCCAGCAGGTTCGCCACCACGATGGGGCAGTCACCATCCGCATGTGGATGCGCGCCCCCGACAGGCGTCCCCGCGACATAGACAACTACATCAAGCCGGTAATCGACCTGCTCGTACGTCACGGCATCATCCAGCAGGATCACGCTCGCGTCGTTCGTGGCATTCATGCCGACTGGATCGATGAGGGCGATCCTCGCGTGCAGGTTATCATTCTGGGAGACGGCTCGCGATGAGACTGGTCATTGTCGAGAGCCCCTACGCGGGCGACATTGAAGCCAATATTGAATACGCGCGGCGCTGTGTTCGTGACAGCCTGTTGCGGGGCGAGGCCCCAATCGCCAGCCACCTTCTTTATACCCAGCCGGGCGTGCTGCGAGACGAAGTGCCGGAAGAGCGCCAACACGGCATCGATGCGGGCCTTGCGTGGCGACGGGTCGCCGAGGCGTCTGTCGTCTACACGGACCGCGGCATTTCCAAGGGCATGCAGTACGGGATTGACGCCGCGCGGCTGGCTGGGGTGCCGGTTGAATATCGCACGCTTGGCGAGGTGGCAGCATGACCCCCCACTCCACCATGATGGTCCAGCAACGCTCCGGTTCAGCCGGGGTTGCGGGGGTTAACTGGCGTTGCCTCGAATGGACAGAAGCGCTGACCCTGGAAGTTGTCCGTCTTTGGAACGAGGGGCTCAGCGCCGGGATCATCGCTGAGAGGCTCCGTGACGTGGAACCCCGGCTGACGCGATCAGCCATCATCGGCAAGGTCAATAGGCTGAAACTGCCGCCGCGACAGACCGTCGCCCAGCTAAGCTCGTCGCCCTTCGCCGGCAAGACCGTTGTCGACGCATCGGCCCTGCGCGAGCGCCTGAAACAGGCCCGAGAAGCGAAGCGCCAAAAGGCCATAGCCCGAGCCAATCGCGATGTGCAAAAGCTCGAGGAGATCGCTGCCGTAGAGGCCGCCGCAGCCATCCATTCTGATGCCTGGGCGCCCATTCCTGGGACAACCCCCGTGCCGATCGACGCGCACAAGGAAGGCCAGTGTCGCTGGCCGGTCGGCGACCCGCTCTCCCCGTCCTTCGGGTACTGCGGGGCCCGTTCCGGCGTGCGCTCGTACTGCGACCACCATAACACCATCGCATGGAGGCAGCCGCAATGAATGCTGTTGTCGTGCTGCCGGTAGAACTCGGCACCAGCGAAGAGATCATAGCGCATTACGCCGCCGCGCGGGGGCGCCTGGGGGGCCTACCGGCCTGGCGCAAGCCGATCTATCTGACGCCCCGCCTGCGGGTGAAGCTGCGCCCCGTGCGGTTAATCCCGCCTATCGTCTCCGGGCTCAAGCGCAAGCTCATTTCCCCCGCCAGGAATCGGGCCGTCGTGTCGGATGTGGCGCTTCGTCATGGCATTCCCGAGAGCTATTTGCGCAAGGGTGGCCCCCGCTTCGCACCGATATCTCGCGCCCGCCAAGAGGTTTTCTATCGACTGCGGCAGGAGGGAGCAATGTCGCTGCCGGCAGTCGGCCGGTTCATGGGCGGCTTCCACCATACCACCGTTCTTCATGGAGAGCGCATGCATGCGGATCGACTGATCCGGGCTGCGCTCCAGGTCGCGACAGGCGAGGGGCATCTGCAATGAGCAACCCAGACTGGATGCCGCTCAACATTAACGACTACCTGTCCGACACGAACCACCTCACGCTTATCGAGCACGGTGCCTACGTCCTCCTGATTTGTCGATACTGGAAGGATGGCGGGCTCCCGGCCGATGAGCGGATGATCGCCAGATATTCGCGCATGACGCCAGAACAGTGGGCCGAAAGCCGGGATGTGCTGGCCGCGTTCTTCGATGAGGGGTGGCGCCACAATCGCATCGATCGCGAGCTGCAAAAGGCGCGAGAGATCATGGAAAAGCGGGCGGCGGCCGCAGATGCATCGCATGCGCGGCGCAAACGCGATGCAAATGCAGTGCAAATGCAAAGCACATGCAGTGATACGCGCGTGCCTACCTTAACCACTAACCCATCCTCACTACGTTCGGATGAAGAGAAGCTCGCCCGCAAGCAGCGGGCGGCACGTCTCCCCGAGAATTGGTCGCTTCCCGCCGAGTGGCGCCAGGATGCGGTCGACGCCGGGTTGCCAGCAGACCGGATAGATGCCGAGGCGGCGAGGATGCGCAACTGGTCCCGCTCCTCGCCCAATGGCGCCAAGCTCGATTGGCGATCGGCGTGGCGCAACTGGTGCACCCGCATCGCGGCCGAGATTCCGCCCGCTCGAGGGTCTCCACCAAAGCGCGAGACGGCCGCAGAGGCCGGGGCACGGCGCGTGGAACTTCTGAGGCAACGAGATGCAGAATACCAATTCGGACAGGACGGCGAAGGCGGCACTCATTCAGCGATTGCTCGCCTGCTTCCCGGCTACAGCCAGCGGGCAGGGTGATCACGCTTTCGATGGCTACGAACTGGCTGTGGGGGAAATCCCCGCAGAGTTCGTCGCGGTAGCCGTCGAGCGCTTCCTGAGTGGCAAGGTTCCTGGCCAGCACACGGCATTCGCCCCGGCTCCCCCGCAACTCGCCACCGAGGCCAGAGAGCACTGGTATCGGCATCTGGACGAGGTTCGGCGAGAGCGCGACCTGAAAGCGCTTCCGGCGCCAGACGTCGTGCATTCGCCGGAATCGCAGGAGCGCGTGCGCCGACAGGTCGAGCAGGTCGTGGCCAAGCTCGCGGATTCAATCCGAACCGATGAGGCTGCCCCGGCTGGTGTCAGGAGGGCGGTTATGCGGCGCACCAACGCAGCGTTCGCCCCCAGCTTCGAGCCCGAAGACATGCGCCGTCGGCTCTGGGAAGTCGGGGATGTCGACGCTGATGGCGACATGGGAGGGGTGAGATGACCAAGGCAGACAAGATTCGCGAGCTTCGCGCCAAGGGCATGGCGTGGCGAGCGGTAGCTCGTGAGGTTGGACGGTCGCCGCAGTGGTGCCGGAGCCAAATCGATCCCGAATATGCCGCCGAGGTGAAACGGGTCAAGCACGAAGGCGAGCGCAGGGCTCGTGAGCGGATGACCGGCCGCATTCATCTTCCTGAGCCACGCATCGACGTCGAGGCCGCCTTTGCCACGATCATTCCCGACAATCGCACATGGCAACAGCGAGCATTCGGTGATCCGAAGCCTGGGCAGTCTGCGCTCGACCAGAAACAGGGTGTGGCGCGGTGATGCCGGTGCAAAGCTATCAGGATCCCCGGCGGCGCTCGCGTCCTGATTTTCACCTGTGACGTATGCGGCAAGCCAGCCTGCTACGGCGAGGGTGTGAAGCTCAGGGCCGCGCTGGCGACGGGTGATGCCAAACTCGGCGGAAAATGGTTCTGCGCAGATCACAGGCCGCGTGCGGCCGGAAAGGATGAGGAATGCTGAGTGACGCCGACAAGGAAAAGGTTCGCCGGTATGTTGGTTTTGCGAACGCCGTGGTGCCGCCGGAACTGCGGACGCGCGCGATGACAATTGCCCTCGCGCGCCGTGCCTCCATCGAACTCAAGACGACAGATCAGCGCGCACAAAACGCAGTGGAGGGCCGCCCCAATGCCTGAAGACAAGCTTATCGAGGCAATGGCGCGGGAGATTGAGCGCAACCCGCTGAATCCCGAAGTCGCTGCGTTGGCCACTCTCGCCGCCATAGAGCAGGCGGGATACGTGGTGGCGAGGGGTTGGCAGCCGATCGAGACCGCGCCGAAGGATGGCGCTGGCCGCGGCCTCTACGGCAGCGAGACCATGGGGCCTGAAGTTTTGCTGCGTCAAGGGTCGGCTATCTACATCGGGTTCTGGAACGGCCACTCGTGGGATGATGGCGATTTCAACTCGGACATGGGGCAGATGACGGCATGGATGCCGCTTCCGGCGCTGCCCAAGGCCCCCTCCAATGCCTGACACCAGCGACAAGATCACGCTCGATCGCGTGGACGGGAGCCGCATCACCTTTCTGAAGCAGTCGGATGTATGGAGCGCGGTCGCCAGCTTCTGCCTCATTGACGGCAGACTGCACGAGCTTTGGATTGAGCACTACACGGGCGCCAAGCGCTGGGAGCCGGTGCGCTCCTTCGCCACGATGGAGGAGGCCAACCGCAATGCCTGACACCAGCAGCGAAATGGTCGAGAGGGTGGCGAGGGCGATCGATCCTGGCGCATGGGCCGATAGGGCATCGGCTCCGATTGGGCTGCGGTCACTGCTGGCGGTAGCTCGGGACAGGGCCCGCCGGTCCGCTCGCACAGCAATCATTGAAGCGTTCCAGAACCCGACCGAGGCCATGATCGAGGCCTACGACAATACCTCGTGCGATGCCAGATGCTTCGAAGTGTTGAACGCTCTGCTCCGCGCCGCTCTCAAGGATGATGCAAATGGGTGAGTGGACACTGGCAATCGAGATCGGTGCAGCTTGGCTGTTCTGCGGCTTCGTTACGGCGGGGGTGCGCATCTGGACGTGGTGGCTGTCTGGGGCTGACATCCTATTCGAGGATATCTGGTGGGGCATTTTCTGCACGTTGCTGGGCCCCATTGCGCTGCTCTACGGCGTTGCCGGTCTAGTGGAGATGAACAGCCATCGCGTCCTCATCAAAGGTCGCCGCTCCGCTCTCAACCAAACCAAACAGGGGCAATAGGGGATGGCGTACATAGGCTTCGTCGATTCATTGCGCGCCCGCGCCGCAGAGCTTGAGCGCCGGGCCGCTACCTATGACGCCGCCGGCAATGTCTACATGGCGGCTGAGATGCGCCGTCGCGCAGCCAACAAGCGGCGCCTCATCCGGTCACACGAGGAATTCCTCAGACTTGGGACCAAGATCACCGGCGTGCAGGAGCAGTAGGTCTCAATGGCGCAACTCGCAGTTCTAGATAGGGGCAATGGGCACTTGGGGAAATCCGTCAGCATCAAGCCGCGGCCGAAGCAGGCCAGGGAACGCAGCGGGCGCTTGTCCCGCCGCAACACGGACGCCATGGCCCGGGTCCTTGAGACATACGACCGCGCCGAACGGGATGCACTGGAAGGGCCACTGCGCGCCCGGCATCGCGTGCTCGGGGTGAGGCCATCAGATGCGAGGGACCAGATGGCGGGCTCATTCGCGGGCAGGCTGTGCCTTTCAGGCGAGCTGACACGCGTCCAATACGACGCGAGCCAGACTTACCTCGCCGACCTCGCCGACTATCATCGCGCCATCCATGTTCCGAAACAAGCCGGGGCTGTTGACCTCAATGCGACACACGGTTCTTCCGGGGATTACGAGGCCACGTCGCGGGTTGTGGCGGCCATAGGGCGCATGGTGGGCAAGGATGGCAAGCATGGTGCCAGAGGGGCCGTGCAGGACGCGCAGAACGATCTACGGGGCGGGGCGATGCTGTTCGCGGCGCTGGACCTCTGCCTCGTGCAGGACAAGGCGCTTACGCACCTGGTGGGCGATTTCAGGCTGGCGCTCAATGCGCTGGTGAAGTTCTACGGGATGGAAGGGTGAGCGACATGAGCGAGTGGCTACCGATTTCGACTGCACCAAAGGACGGGACGATCGTCCTGCTCTATTGCCCCGAACCGGTCGAGGCGCCTAGACGCAGCATGGGGTGGGAGCATCGTGGGTCCCACGTTGTTGTGGCTAGGTGGGCGTCAGCGGACCCGAGCGAATGGACCGATGAAGATGGTTGGCACCTGCCGGCCGTAGAGGTGGAGTTTGGTGTCTATGATGACCCCTCCACGGATTTCATGCCCGTGCTCGCCGATCCTACGCACTGGATGCCATTGCCATCGCCCCCCGAAGGGGAAGCCCGATGAATGAGCGAGACGAGTTGGTGCTGACGCTGCTGGCCCAAATCAGCAAGCTCTCGGCGGAATGCGCACGCTACAAGTCGCTATCCAAGCGCCAGGCCAAGGTGATCACGCAGTTGATCCGAGCGGGGAAACGGAGAGGCGGAGAGGACGGCCAAGCCACTTGACCTCTCCCCCCAAATCACTGTAACTGTCATCCCGAATAAGGTCGGCAGCGTTTCGACCTCGGGCCGCTCGTGCATGAAAGCACTGGGCGGCTTTCTCATTTTCCGCACCGGCAAGCAGGACAATGGCCCCGGCGCCAAGGCAGGGACTGAGGCCTCTGCAGGCGGGCAATACGGATTCTCCGCGGGGTGACATGCCCAAGTCTGCCGTCGATAAAGCTGGGCCCGGACGTCCAACGGCCTATCGGCCTGAATATTGCGCGAGGGTCGTGGAGCTTGCCAAAGAGGGGCAGAGCTTCGCGCAGATTGCGGCGGCCCTGGATGTCAGTCGCCAGACCATCGACAACTGGGCGCAAGAGCACCCGGAATTTCTAGAAGCTCTCGCGCGAGCGAAGGCCCACGCACAGGCGTGGTGGGAAACAGCGGGGCAATCAAACCTCCTGACGGGTGGCTTCAACGCTCAGGTCTGGAAGACCACCATGCAGGCGCGGTTCCGCGACGACTACACCGAGAAGATCGTCAATGAGCACACCGGCAAGGATGGCGGCCCCATCCAGACCGAACGCAAGCCGGACCTCTCTGATCTAGACCCTGATGAGCGTGACACAATTAGAGCAATCCTTGGCCGCCGCGCTAAGGAACCCGGAAGCGGCGCTTCTTGAGCTGGACCGGCTCGACTGCGAGGAGGACCTTGGGCTCTTCCTTCGCAAGGGCTGGCGCTACATCGATCCCGCGCCTTACGTCCATGGCTGGCACCTCGACGCGATCGCTGAACACCTCGAGGCGGTCACTTATGGCGATATCCGCCGCCTGATCATCAACATCCCGCCGCGGCATTCGAAAAGCTCGATTGTCAGCGTGGCGTGGCCAGTGTGGACCTGGGCGCAACGGGAGATTGGCCCGCTTTCCGGTCCGCAGGTGCAGTTCCTGTCGGCATCTTACTCGCAGAACCTCTCGACGCGCGACGCGCTGAAGTCCCGAAGGCTGATTCAGTCGCCATGGTTTCAGGAGCGCTGGGGCGATCGCTTTGTGCTCACCAGCGACCAGAACGCCAAGATGCGGTACGAGAACGACCAGGGCGGCTATCGTATTGCCACCTCGGTTGGCGGCAGCCTGACGGGTGAGGGCGGGTCGATCATCCTGGTCGACGACCCTCTCAACGCGCAGGACGCCGATTCCGACGCCATGCGCGAGGCCATGGTGTCTTGGTGGGACGAGGCCATGTCGACGCGCCTCAACGACCCGAAGGCCGGCGCCTACGTCATCATCATGCAGCGGTTGCACGAGGATGACCTGACTGGACACATTCTGTCTAGCAACCATGAGGATTGGGTGCATCTGTGCCTGCCGGCCCGGTACGAGAGCAACCGGCACTGTGTTACGTCAATTGGCTGGCAGGACCCGCGTGAACAGGACGGGGAGATATTGTCGCCCGACCGCTTCGATGACGAGTCGCTGGCGAGGTTGGAACGGTCGCTGGGCTCGTATGGCTCTGCGGGGCAGTTGCAGCAACGTCCGGAGCCCCGTGGCGGCGGCATCTTCAAGCGCCACTGGTGGCAGGACTGGAACGAGGAAACGGCAGCCCAGCACGGCTGCGTGCAGAGCGGCAAGGTTGTCTTTCCGCCGTGTGAGTATGTTGTGGCTTCGTTCGATGGGGCCTTCACGGAAGAGGAAATCAACGACCCGTCGGCCTTGACGATCTGGGGATTGTGGCGAGATCGCAACGGCCTACCCAAGATCATGCTGATGTCGGCGTGGGAGAAACGCCTCGATATCCACTCGCTGGTGACGGAGACGGCCGCGACGTGCAAGCGGTTCAAGGTGGATCGGCTCTTGATCGAGGCCAAGGCAAACGGCCTTAGTGTGGCGCAGGAAATGCGCCGCCTCCATGCTGGCGAGGGCTTCGCAGTCCAACTGATTGATCCCAAGCGAGAGAAGACGGCGCGGGCATACGCCGTGCAGCCGCTGTTTGAGGACGAAATGGTTTTTGCCCCGACATCACGCGATTGGGCCGACAAGGTGATCTCGCAGATGGCGAGTTTCCCGCGCTCGGCGCACGACGACCTGACCGACACTTGCACGCAGGCCCTGAAGCATCTGCGCGACATTGGGCTCGCAGTCCACGGCGCCGAGATGCAGCGCGACGATGAATATCTGATGCAGCACCGCAGCGGCCGGGTGGCGCCGCTCTATCCGGCATAAGGGGGGGCTTTGTGCAGATGACGACCAGCGTTACCGATGTCCCGACGCTACGTTGCGGAGGGCTCTACCGCACTATGTCTGGGGAGACGCTGCTATGCATCGGGATGTCCAGCAATGGCTACTACCGGTTGATGGATGCTGCTGGATACGACGACTACGCTGATGCCAAGGGTCGCTATAACAACGGCGTCCAGTGGCTTGATCCCTCATTGGAGATGGTAACGCCCTCCGCCCCGAAGTCGAGCGCGGGATGACGACATTCGGACCGCAGCCGGACATTGTGCTCTCCGATGTCGTCGCGTACGGACCGGGCGGCAGATACCCTATTGTTCGCGTGCGGGGGAGCCAATGGATCGTTGTCGACGCGCTCGGCGCCAATGCCGCTAGCCGACGCCACGATGCCCCGCATTGGTGTGAATGGCGCTGGGTAAAGTGGCTGACGAAGTACTCGCTGTGGCTAAAGACCAAGCGGGAAGCCGCCACCTCGACGCCGACGACCCTACGCACGAATTCCTGAGGCCAGAAGCATGGGCGCCCCTGCCGAACGCCAAGAAGCTCGCTTCGGCCTACAACCGACCATTTGAGCGGAACTTCCGCCTGCGCCTGCGCCGCGCCGTGGCGTTCGAATCCATTGGTGAAATCATGGACCCTCACTATGAGGCCGCTGACGCCTTGGCACTCGCCGCGATGATCCGCACCGCCTCGGATGAGGCGCACATCTCCGGCGACCTCGAATATTATCCCGATGGTAGCGCGGTGGCGGGATCGCAGGTGTGGAAGCGCGGCGCATACTGGCTGAAGGTCGCTATCTAGCATCATGGCAACCACTGATCCTCGACCGGTTGGGCTGTTCCCGGCCGGCCTCGTGCTGCCCAGCACCCTGCGGCAGCCTGCGCCAGAGGAAGCGCCATTGCCGGATGCGATCGACGTCGACCTGACTATTGACGGTCCGGTTGATGGCGTGTCGTTCGATCCCGCAACCGGGGCCATGCAGACCGAACTGGATGACGGCTCGGTTGTTGTGGACTTCAGCCCACCGGCTCGTGGCCGCGACAAGTCAGGCGCCGACAAGCACGACGCCAATCTCGCCGAGCATATCGATTCCGGGGAACTTGGGCGCATTGCGGATGAACTGCTCCGCGGCATCGAGACAGACGAACAATCCCGCACTGAATGGCTGGAGGCTGGGGCTCAGGGCATCAGACTCCTCGGCCTCACCATCGACAATCCATCGCAGACCGGGGCCGATGCTTCGACGGCGGTTGCCGGGCAGTCCACGGTTCGCCATCCGCTGTTGCTCGAAGCTACGCTGCGCTTCCAGGCCAATGCGCGGGGAGAATTGCTCCCCGCTTCCGGGCCGGTCAAGGTGGATACCGTCGGGGCCGAAACGACCGACAAGGACGCTCTCGCCGAGGCGCTGGAGGATGGGCTCAACTACTACCTGACCGATGTTGCGACGGAGTATTATCCCGATACCGATCGGGCGCTGTTCTATACCGGGTTCCGGGGCTGTTCGTTCAAGAAGGTCTACAACTGCCCGATCCGCAGAAGGCCGGTTTCGGAGTCGGTGAGCGCCGAAGACATGATCGTGTCGAATGCCTCGACCGACATGCACAATTCGGCGAGGGTAACGCACAAAATCCAGATGCGGCCATCGACGCTGCGCCGCATGCAGTTGGCTGGCGCCTATCGGGATGTTCCGGTTGGCCAGCCCAATCCCTCGCTGCCCAATCCGGTGGAGGAGGAGAAGAACAACACCCAGGGCGTCGACCCGACCAATCAGATCCCCGAGGATCGCGACCATACCATCTACGAGGTCTATTGCGAACTCGACATCCGGGGATTCGAGGACAAGGACAAGGGCGAGACGACCGGTCTGCATCTCCCGTATCGGGTGGTGATCGACAAGGACAGCCGCCTCGTTCTGGAAATCCGCCGGCAGTGGGATGAAGACGACGACCGCAAGCTGATGAAGCTGCCGTTCGTCAAGTACCCGTTCGTTCCTGGCCTAGGCTTCTACGACATCGGCTTCGTCCACATTCTCGGCAATACCACCAATGCGCTGACTGCGGCGTGGCGGGAACTGCTGGATTCCGGGATGTTTGCCAACTTCCCGGGCTTCCTCTATTCGAAGCTTGCCGGGCGGCAGAACGAAACCGAGCTGCGTGTCCCGCCGGGGGGTGGCAAGGGCATCGAGACCAACGGCATGGCCATCGGCGACGCCATCATGCCGCTGCCCTACAAGGACATCTCGCAGGCCTTCGCGGCGTTCATCGACAATATCGCCCAGACTGGCCAGCGGCTTGGTGGAACGGCAGAGGTTCAGGTTGCCGAGGGGCGGCAGGACGCGCCGGTTGGGACCACGCTCGCCCTGATCGAACAGGCCATGAAGCCGATGGATGCCGTACACAAGCGGCTCCATGCAGCGCAGTCGCAGGAATTCCAACTCCTGAAGCAATGCTTCCGGGAGAACCCGCAAGCCTTTGTCGATGCCGTCAATCGCAAGGGTACGGTGACATGGGACGAGGACAAGTTCCTCGAGGCTCTGGACAATGCTTCCATCGTTCCAATGGCGGACCCGAATACGCCAAGCCAGATGCACCGGCTGATGCGGGCAATGGGCGTCAAGCAGCTCGCGGCCCAAAACCCGACCATGTACGACCTTAAGGAAGTTGACACCTACGTGATGCAGCAGGCCGGCGTGGCCGACCCCGATCGGTTCTTTGCCAAGGCGCCCCCAGCGGCAGCCCAGCCCGATCCCAAGCTGCTGGAAATGGTCGGGAAGTCCAAGATGCAGGACCAGAAGATCGCCAACGACCAACAGGACAGGGCCGTGAAAGTCGCCATGCAGCAGCGCGAGAGCGCTGACCAGGCGGCGGAGCGGGTGAGCCGGGAGAAGATCGCGGCCATAGGGCTCGTGAGCGACATCATCGAGCACCCCGGCTCCGACCAGCAGGCGCAGACAGATTTGGGGCAGTTCGCCCCGGCAGCGGAGTGAAGGCAATGGACTTCGGTTGCACTTTGGAGGAATGCCAGGAACGCCTTGGCGCGCGATACAAGGTGATAGAACGCCGCGAGCGCCTTGATGTGCGCGGCAACGAATTCGATGAAGTCAGCTATATGTGTGAGCCGCCTCACTCGGGTGGTGATTTCGACCCATACAAGATGGGCATTGTCGTTCAGGCGGATGTTGCCTCGGCAGTTGAGGCGCTGAAGAACGTCTTTTTTGGGAGGCTTCGCATGCGACTGTCGCCTATCACCGACCATGACACCGTGGAGTTCTGCGTGTTGCCCGATATGCATCTGAGGGACGGCAGCTTTCTCCAATTCTACGCGCGCCTTTCAACCTACAGATCGGGAACCTGACCATGGCCAGCATGCGTGACGAAGCCAAGCGCTCGCAGGACGACAAGATGGCCCGCATGGGCCTCAAGATCAGGACTGCGACCCTCGGCGAGGATGAAGGGCTCGGCCACGTCCTGCCAGCCAGTGATGGCACTCAGGGCAAGGCTCAGGGCGGCTATGCGGACGAGTACCGTGATGGCGACCGGGTGCACTCCCGCGTGCAGAAGCCGGAAGCGTCAGTGGGTGGCAAGAAGGCATCGAAGCGACTGGATCGCCCCGGCTATGCGTCCGGCGGTGCAGTGAAGAAATCCAAGGGCACGACCGTCAATGTGATCGTTGCCTCCGGCCACGGAACCCCGGCGCCGGGAATGCCTTCCCCCGGCGTTGGCGCGGTGCCCCCTGCGGCTGCTGCCCCTCCCGCGGCACCGCAGGGGTTGCCACCCGGCTTGGGTGCTGCTGGCCCCGGTATGCCGCCTGCGCCGCCGATGATGGGCCGCAAGCGTGGTGGCCGCGTCAAGATGACCGCAGGCGCCGGTTCGGGAGAGGGTCGGCTTGAGAAGGCCGAATTGCAGCGGGGGAAGAAGTGACTGACATCACCCTTCCTTATGGCACCTATTTTGTTGGCCCCGACGGGCGCATGTACATTGTTGATGGCGAAAAATTGCGCGAGTGCGAGCTGGTGTCCTCAGTCGGATGGCTCGGCTTTGCTGGTGGCTCTCCGGAACCGGTCGGCGACCCCCGCGAACTCCCCCGCAACTTCGCCGCTCGTCCGCCCCGCGACTATGCCGAGCGCCTGCTGGGGATGATGGGCGACTGAATGCCCATCCTTGTCGGCTCTGACATTACGCTGCTCAACCGAGCGCGGACCCAGATCCACGCCGAGATCGAAACCCGCAAGGATTCCATCGCGGAAGGCATTTTAGACCAGTCCCGCTACCTCAAGCAGGCTGGCGAAATCCAGGGCATGCGCGCGGCCTTGGGGATCATGGAAAACCTCGCGCGCGACATACTCGGGCAGGATCGCCCGGAAGGCTAGAAGGCAAAATGGTCGAAGGCATCACGTTCCGCCCCGGCGATACCGGGACGGGCGGCAGCATCATCATGGCTCATGGCAAGAATGGCGTGAGCTACTACAAGCGCCCGCATTCTCGGGCACATCTCAACTATCTGACCGAGACGCGCGGCGAGCAGTTCGATCCCATCGAGCGGCAGACCGTCAATGGATCGCTTCCCTACGTGCTGCAGCGCGTGGAGGTGAACTGATGGCCAAGAGCAAGCCCCAGACCTCCTACGCCGAAATCCTCGCCAGCATCGAGGGCATCGACGACCTCAATATCTACGCCAACTGGATTCTCGTCGGCATCTGGATACGGCCCGAAAAGACCGCCAGCGGCATCTACCTCGCCGACAAGACCCTCGACGAAGACAAGTGGCAGGGCAAGACAGGCTTCGTGCTGAAGAAGGGCCCCCTGGCCTTCGTCTCCGACGCCCAGACCGATTTCAGGGACCAGGACGTCAAGCCCGGCGACTGCGTGGTCTATCGCAACTCCGACGGCTGGTCGATCGACATCCGTGGCGTCCACTGCCGCATGGTGCAGGACACTGACATCAAGATGACCGTCAGCGATCCGGCCGCGATCTACTGAAGGAAGGCACAATGGCAAAATCCGACAAGACCAAGCCGGAAGACGATATCGAGGATATCGCGCTTCCGGAAGACCAGCCCGAGCCCGTTACCGTTGATCTTGCGGCCGAAGAGCCGGCCGGCGGCAGTGGTGACGCAGCCCCAGCCGAGCCCAGCCCCGAAGACGACATGCAGGCGCAGCTCGATGCTGCCAAGCGCGAGAAGGCCGAGGCCGACCGTCGTGCCGAAGCCGCCGAACAGCGTGCCGCCGAGGAACGCCGCCGGTACGAGGCCGAGAGCCGGCAGAGCAAGGCCGAGCTTTCGGACACCCGCCTCGCGACCATCTCCAACGCGATGGAAGCCAACGCGGCCCAGATCAGGGACCTGAAGGCCCAGCGTCGTGCCGCGCTGGAGGGCGGGAACTTCGAGGCCGAGGAATCCCTGACCGACCAGCTCATGGAGCTTTCCACCAAGCGCCAGCGGCTGCAGGAGGGCAAGACCGCACTCGAACAGCAGATCGAGCATGAGCGCAATGCTCCCAAACAGCCGTCTCCGGACGATGCGCTGGCGAACTGGAAGAACCAGCTTTCCCCGGCGTCCCGGCAGTGGGTGGACAGCCATCCCGACGTGATCCGCGATGCCGGGAAATTCCGCAAGCTCGGTGCCGCGCACCAGGCCGCGGTTGACCTTGAGGGCCTCGACGCCGACACGCCGGAATACTTCGACTACATCAACGAGCGCATGGGCTTTGCCGAGCCCGAGACGCCGCCGCCGCAGCGCCGTGCCGCCCCGGCTTCCGCCCCCGCAGCGCCGCCGAGCCGCTCCGCCCCGAGTGCATCCACCGGACGGACCCCTGGCTCGACCTACACCCTGAGCCCGCGCGAACGCGAAGCGGCCGACATTGCCGGCATTTCCTACCCGGAATACGCGCGCAACAAGCTCGCGCTGGAAAAGTCCGGCGAGATTACCAAGCACTAGGAAAGGCACCACCATGGACAACGAAACCGAGGGCCACCGCGGCCCCGGCCGCCCCCGGCTTGCCCGAGCCGATGACGGCGCACCGATGCGCAAGCCCGTCCGCGAGCGCAAGCGCAAGGGCACGATCGCCCAGGATAAGTTCGCCATCCCGGCCCATCTCATCCCGGACGGGTCCACCTACGAATGGAAGCGCAAGGCCGTCTACGGGGCCAACGATCCCTCCTACGACGTCATGGTCCGCGAGCAGGGATGGGAACCGGTCGACGTATCGCGGCATCCCGAATTCATGCCTCCGGGCTGGAAGGGCGCCATCGAGCGCGAGGGGCAGGTGCTGATGGAGCGCCCGGTCGAACTGACCGAGGAAGCCCGCGCCGAAGAGCGCCAGAGCGCCAAGCTCGCGGTGTGGACCAAGGAAGCCCAGTTGGGCCAGGCCCCGGACGGGCAGTTTGCCCGCACCAACAAGGGCGCGCCCATGGCGAGCATCCACAAGAGTTACGAGCCGATCGCCGTCGAGTAATCGGCTCCATTCCGTTTTGCCGCTGCCCGGTGCGGCGGTCTTTCACCAGCAAACGATCGTTAGTGTCGCCTCGGGGCGCTCTGCGGTCAACCCAATCGGAGACAAGCGATGGCCAACACCAACGCTCCCTTCGGGTTTTCCCAGACGAGCGGCCACGGTTCGGCGCCGACTTACGAGACCAACGTCCGTAAGATCGCCTCGAACAACTCGACCGCCATCTTCTCGGGCGACCCCGTTACCAGCCTCAGCTCTGGCTACATTGCCCAGTCGAGCCCCGGCACCACCCAGATCGACGGTATCTTCGTCGGCTGCGAATACCTCTCGACCTCCCAGAAGCGCATCGTCTGGTCGCCCTACTGGCCCGGTTCCGACGCGACCGGCGATATCACCGCGTACGTGGTCCAGGACCCCAACGCCCGCTTCGTCGTGCAGGCTGGCGGTTCCACCACCGCGATCGGCTTTGCCGACATCGGCTCCAACATCAACTTCGCTGTTGGCACCGGTAGCACCGCCACGGGCCGTTCCGGCGCCTATGCCGACCAGACCACCATCGCCACCACGTCCACGCTGCCCTTCCGCATCATCGGGCTCGTGACCGATCCGCCGGGTGCCCCCGGCACCGACACCGCCTCCGGCTACAACCGCATCGTCGTTGCCTTCAACAA